AAGTATTAATTTCCCCTTGGCTAAAGCCAATTCCTCGCGGCCGCTTCGCTTCAAATTAACACCTGACTTCCATTTGCTGGGAGTTTTTGTGCATCTTGGAGTTAAACTAACAACAAAAAGGAGAATAACATGAGTAACAAACTAGAAAAAGCGTTTGGCATCATTGCAGATCACTTCAAAGGTCTTGAGTTGTCAGAGAATCCACAAGCAGAAAGTTATACTGCGGAAAAAGGATCGGTACAGAATATCATAAGAGGTTCTGAAATCGCTTGTAAATCTGCCTTGAATCTACAGCACGAAATAGGTGCAAGATTAGCAGGAAGAGTCAGACAATTCTCAGGCTCTGAGATAGAAGATGTAGCTATCCAAAAGGATACATTCGCAGTTAGACAGCTTCAAGAACAAGTTGCTATCACTGAGAATTTTATCGAGGTAGCTAAGAACTTCTACAAAGGCAGATTTGGTTTAGCTTATACACCAAGTGTTAGGAAGTTAAATCCAGAGGATGTTAAAAAGACATCTGCTGTTTTAGAAGCTGAAGAGTTGTTAAAAAAGACAGCTTAAACTTCAGCCAAAGATAAACTCTCTGTAGTTAATTCTGCAGGGAGTTTATTATATTAACTGTATTGACACAATAGAACAAAGTGTTAATATATACTCAAAGTAGAATAGGAGGATCAATGATCTTATACAAAGGCAAAGCCAAAGACTATAGTTCTAATGGCATTAGAAAATCGTTAGCAAAAAAAACAGGTGTGATAGTTCACAAGAATATTTTGTTACACGATTTAATTGAAAGGATAAATCAATGCATCATACAGAAAAAGAAATCGTAGATATTGTAGCCAAACAGAAGTCAGATTTAGATCGTATGTTTTCAAGAATAACATTACGATTTTTAAATCGGATCAAGTCATGTGATAGCCTCAAAGAATTAAATGATTTGCGTAGAGCATACAACATATGTGTCGAAACAAAATCATTAGACCAAGAAGTTATCAATACAATATGTAATCAAATAGATTTGTTGGAGAAAAAGTATGGGCAATATTAAAACTTCTTTGTCTTGGCAAGAGTGGGATGATTACATCAAACAAAAAACAATAGAGGAGGAAAAAAGTATGGATAGATTAATTGCACAGAAAAGACATTGGGAAAATGTTAGAGCAAGTATCTTTTTAATGCTTCAATACCACAAGAAAAATAAGATGTGGAATGCAGAAGAGTATGATTACTGGAGAGAAGCATGGCTCAAAGCAAATACAAACATAAGTTTAATTGATAAACAGATGGAGGTTATGTGAGCAGTGTAGAATTTTATTGTGCAATAGTATTTATATTCACAATGATTGTAATGATAATAACAATATAACAATGGAGGTATGATGCAAGGCAAAGCAAAAGATGTAGTCCAAGCATTAACAAAAAATGTTCTTAAGTTGATGAAAGAACAAGGTTCAAGTTGGACAAAACCATGGGCTAATAAACTGTTCACTTCAGTAGATGGTTGGAAATATAGTGGCGGTAATATAATGCAGTTAGCTTTTCAACCACACGAAAGATATGTTTGGGGTACATATAAGCAGTGGGCAAAGCATGATTGTCAAGTAAAGAAAGGAGAAAAATCTACAAAGATATTGTTCTATAAAAAGTTTATCAAAGAAGTAGAGCATAAAGGTTCAACCAAAGAACAGTTGTTTCGTATGGCTAGAACATTTGATGTGTTTAATATAGAGCAAGTCGAGGGTAATACAGATAAGTTTAGTGGCTTTGATACATTCGAAAACAAAGTCAATGATAATGTTAATGCAGATGCATTCATTAAAAATACTAAAGCAAAAATTTCTCGTGGTGGTAAAGCGTGTTATATACCTAGTATTGATGAGATTCATATACCAAGTAAAGAATCTTTTATTAATACTGAACACAGTACCGCTACAGAAAACTACTATTGCACTATGTTCCATGAACTAACCCATTGGACAGGTCATAAAGACAGGTGTGATAGAAAGCTATCAACAAGATTTGGTTCAAGTAACTATGCATTTGAAGAGTTAGTTGCTGAGCTAGGTTCTTGTTTTATGGCTAGTCATCTAAACATAACTTCTTCTCCAAGGGAAGACCATGCTATGTATCTTAATAGTTGGATCAAATGTTTAGAAGAAAATACTGATGCTATTTGGAAAGCGTCAAGCCTTGCAAGTAAAGGTTTAGAATACTGCAAGGATTTACAATCAACAACAAATGTAATCAAGGAGGTTGCGTAATGAAAGTAAATAGTGATGACTTCAAGTTTATACTACAAACTCTAAATAGAATTGATAGTAAAGCTGATGTCGAGTTTAATGGTAATCATTGGGATGATGCTAAAGATAGAACATATAAAAGTTTAGAATCTATCTCAATAGAATTTCCTAAAGAAAAAAATGAGAATACAAAACTCATTATTAAAATAAGTTAGGAGGTTAAATGAAAGTAACAGCATGGGCAATAGTTGCAACAGTTGAAAGACCAGATGGTACTTGTTTCACAGATACCATAACAGATATAGATGACAGTACAGCATCTATAGTTGATGATTTTTTAACTGAATACTGTGAACAAAAAAAACCATTAATACTAACAAAAGAAATGGAGGTTAAATGAGAACACCTGAACAATCAGGAAAAGATGTATCAATAGGAGATGCAGATAAAGATGGTTATCATACCTATTGGCACAAAGATTTTCCACAAGTACAGATTAAAATCAAAGAGCCACCTAATTTTGGTATAGTTTTTTATCTACTAAAGAAACTTACAGAAATTAGAGCAGACCTTGATCCTAAACATCCATTTAATATAACAAAGGAGAAAAAATGAACTACAGTTTTAGATGGAGAAATAAAGCTTTTTTAGTATTTGATTTAGATAATCCAATATTAAAAGCTAATATAAAAGCAGATAATTTAAGTGAAGCTTGGACAATATGGTTTGACAAACACTTAGATCAAAACGAAATGCCTAATCTAAATGAGATAAGCATTATACAATACGAAGACTAACAACAAAGGAGGAAGAATGAGTAACTTTAATAAAAGTGTAGGACAATTTATTAAGCAACAAAGACTTAGTAAAAATCCTAAAGTAACACAGACGAGGTTAGCCAAAGAGATTGGTGTAACCTTTCAACAGGTACAAAAATATGAGCAAGGTTCTAATGCAATATCGTTACAGAAATTGTTAAAGATATTAGCATACTTTAAATGTGCAATATCAGATGTACCTTTCTATCATTGGAATGATGATAAACCAGTTATGATAGAAGTTAAGGAGGATAATCATGTTGAGCAAAAAGAACTTTAAGGATTTGGTTGGAGAGTTTAAAACCTTTCATCAAAAAAATCCTGAAGTTTATAAAATGTTTGTACAATTTACATTACAAGCAATCAATCGTGGCCATAAAAAACTATCAAGTGAAATGGTTATTAATAGGATAAGATGGGAAACAAATGTTGTTACATTTTCACATGATCCATATAAAATTAATAACGATTACAAACCATTTTATAGTCGTATGTTTATGGCACAGTATCCTAAATATAATAACTTCTTCCAGAAGAGAGGAAGTTATGCAGATGAAATAGATTGGAGGAGTTATGTTGTACAATCAGATTATCAATCATCTGAAACAACGAAGACAATATCTTAGGATAGATGCTACTGCATTAGCAGAAAAGATTGGTGTTGCAGACTCTCTCGTAAATAAATGGGAGAGTCTAAAACAAATACCAAATGCATCTAACTTTTTGAATTGGTGTAATGCATTAGAGATGAATGTTGCATTACTAGAATACAAGTCAATGGTTGGGGATTACGAACCTAGTCCTCAATGCATTGACTATATCATTAACAATCATGGAAGCGAGGTAGATATACAATATGAAAAACAAAAATTCACAGATCATTACAAAGCAAATGGAGATGTTAAAGCAGACTGGGATGCTTGTTTTAGAAACTGGATCAGAAGATCAATCCAATTTAGTAACGCTGGAAGAAAAACTAAAACATTCAATAGTCCATATGATTCCCAAGCTGTTCAAGAAAGACGCAAAAGAATCTCTGATGTTGCGAGTATGGGAGATAAGGTATCTGATGGGCAGGGATCAAGAGTTCGTGTTATCAAATACGATAGATAAAGATGCACCTAATATTATTAATACTATGGCTAATCTTATTAAACCATGTAGTAGAAAAGATATTGCAGTTGTATTAGAAACTATTGCTAGTACCTTTTCTATTAACATACCAAATGAAATAGGATTAGAACAATACTTTAGAATACTACAAAAATATCCAACAGCATTACTTAAAGAATGTATGGAAGATATATTAGTTAAGTATAAGTATGCAAGGTTACCACTACCAGTAGAATTTACCGATAGACTAGAAGCACCATACGAGTACCATTTAGGATGGCTTAGAAAGATTGCTCACGATTTTTATAAGCTTGAAATTTATAAACAAAGTGAGTATATTAAATAAACAAAAGGAGAATATAATGAAAACAAAAGAAGTTATCAAAACTCCAGTTGATGTAAAGATCAATCGTAATCGTGGTCTTGGTGGTAGTGATGCCACAAGAATAATGCGAGGGGATTGGCATGATCTTTGGTTAGAAAAAACTAATCGAAAAGAACCTGATGATCTATCAAAAGTTCTTGCAGTTCAACTTGGTATTTATACCGAACCAGTAAATAGAATGTTCCTTAACTATGCATCTGAATTAAACATCAATGAATTGTCTGTTCATAATGCTAATTTAAAAACAGAAAAAGAATTTATGTTTGCACACTATGATGATTATTCTAAGTCGGATAATGCAATAGTAGAATACAAACATACTAATTCTAATAACACTTTAGATAATTGTATTAGTACATACATGCCACAAATACAACATTACCTTATGGTTAGTGAATGTAGTCATGCATGGCTATCTGTAATCTTTGGCAATCAAAGACATGAGCATTGTAAGATTGATGCAGATAATAATTATCAAAAGAAACTATATGACATTGAGAAATCTTTTTGGTCTTATGTTCAAGAAGATAAAGAACCAGAAAAGATAGACACTACAGAGTTACCTAAACTTGCAGGTGCTATTAAAATCAATGACATGATAACACTAAATTTTGATGAGAATAAAGATAATCAATTCTTATCAAATGCTACAAGATGGGTTGAAACAAAGCAGATAGCAAATGAAAACTCTGCATTGGGCAAAGTCTTGAAAGCAAAAATCCCTGACAACTGTAGGAAAGCAGTTGGCGGAGGAGTTGTAATCAGCAGAACTAAGGCTGGTTACTTAACCATCAAAGAAGAAACCAAAGGAGGTATGTAAGATGGCTAAACCACTAGACGAAAGAGTAAAAGAAATCCTAAGAAAACTTGGCTTTGATCCTAAGCAATGCTTATGGGATTGTCATGGAACTTGGGTAATGTACCATAGATACATAGAGATCGCAGGTGCAAAAAATAAAATC